ATTGAATTTCTTACTGCAGCCTTAGTTGCTTCACTTGACTTGGCGCCCATCGGGAAGTTCGTCATAAGTTTTGAAATTGATGAAATTGCACCCTGTGCCACGTTGCTTGCGCTTCCACCGCCAGCCCTATAAAGAATAAAGATAGTAGTTCCGGCCTTAGGAAGTTCTCCAAGTGAATTATTCCTTATTGTTCTGGTAATCAAATACTTGCTAAGAGGAGACATTTCGTCAATATCTGGATATTCAGCACTGTTAAGACCGGCACCGAAGATGACTTTGAGGTACCCATTGTCTGTATACTCAGTAATGAATTTATGCTTTACCGGCTTCCATTCACCCCTTGTGACTTGACATGTCGGGTAAACCTTTTTGTCGGCTGAATTGTAATATCCGTACGCATGAATTTCGGGGCAGTTTCTGTCATTAACGGTTTCACCCCACCTGAACTGTTCGGCAAGGCTGTCAACCTCAAAGAACCTGACAAGTCCTTCACACGGCTCGCCATTTGAATTCTTGATAACCTCATCGTATGAATAGAACTGGCCATATGTTGGATATGAAGTAAGAGCATCGCCATCTTTCATGACAATACTTTCAACATTCATTATTCCCTCAACCGGAATGACAATCTCCATGAACGGTTTAACATCGGAAGACTTAATGGACTTCTTGAAAACCCTGGTCTCACCAGCAGATACGATTGCGAGCTTTGTGATATTGTACTTTGTTACATTACCATTGGCATCAAGCATCGGCTCAATTGTACGGTCACTACGCATAAACTCGTCATATTGTTCTGCGAAGTTGACATCATACATTACCTCAAATATCTGGCTGCTTGAATTCACCATCGTTCCCTTCTTGATGATTGGAAGATACTCCTTTGCATAGGTATCATTAGCAACCGGGACTTGACAAGTGAAACGAACCTCGGCCATAGCACCCTTAGGCCCCGGAACCTTTACACCATTGTTTCTGGCGATGTTCATAACAGAACTCGGCTCCTGGGCACTGTCAATGTTTGTTTCCTGGTATACCCTGTCAATGTGATATGACAGATTGTCAGCTACATCGGCATTAATGTCTATAAGCCACGAACCAATTGACGCATCACTGTAATCGGTCGCCATATCTGGATAATACTTCCTGGAGAAGTCTTTCAATGCGTTTTTGTAGTCATCAAATGTTCTGTTCAGGTATGATATTCCCTTTTCCATATCTGTTGTCTTCTTTTTCTATTCTTTATACTCTAAGTGCGGCGGTCTGTTCAATTTCCTTCATACCTTTCTTGATGGTATAGTGGATAATGACAATTTTTCCGTTGTCACTCTTCTCGTCATTATAAATTGATATATCCTTGAAAGATACGTCTGGAACGTATTTATAAACCTGTTCGGTAATATCATTACGCAGCCTCTCAAACGTAGTTTCATCGGCTGGTTCGTGGATATATTTGATGAGGTCTGTTCCAAAATCTGGGTTACGGAGCCTTTGTCCCTTCGGTGTGAATATAACATGGAGAAGTCGACTTTTTAGAGACTCTTCCTTTGTTTCATTAAGGTCCATGTACAATTCATCATCGTTTTCAAGCGTGAATGGATATTTTATGCCATATTTCTGTGTAAGTCCCATCGTAAAAGTCTTTGCGTATAAATAGTTTTGTTATATTTTTCCCTTACTATAAGATAACATTTAACCTGGTAATAGAAAAGGAAAAACGGGCCCTGAATGGGTCCGTTTTAAAAAATAAAAATAGATTAGATGTATGTATGAATAGATTAGATTAAAGAGGCATGTCCTCCATCTTCGTATATTCAATCTCGTAACGCTTCGGGAAATTATGCTGGATGTAAAGCGTAAGGATACGTTCTGACATGAATCCGCAAATCTCGGCCTGCCACTTAACCTCTCTCCACGAAAGCTTGAACGGGTCGTCGTAACGGATATATCTGCCAGCCCCAAGGTTTCTTCCAATGTGGAGAATAAGGTCTTCATATTCCCTTACGCCAATTCTCTTCATGAAACGTTCCAGAAGGTCAAACAGGAACTCGCAGTACTTGTCATATTCTTCTGCCGGAAGAATGAAACCGTTACTGTAATAAAGGTCAACACCCTTCTTGATGTACTTGTCCCAATCTGCGGCATAGTCCGGATGAACTTCCTTCACAATTCTTTCCATTGTCTTCAAATCATCAATACAGTGCGAGTAACCGTATCCGGCCTCAATGGTGTTTGCTGGGATAAACTTCTTTGCGTTCTCTGGGAAGTTATACGGCTTGCAGCAAATGATGTCATACTCGCTGAAAATCTTGTCAAAGTCTGTATTCTCGTCAATCTCTGTGAAACGACGACGATATTGGGTCTGTCCCTTGTATTTCGCGTCCTTGACATTCTTCCAAATCCAGTAAAGACCGGTATTCTCAACATAATATTGGTTAAGGTATGAAATATTCTCACCTGTATTATCCTTGAGCTTGCAAACGTCCTTATTATTAACTGCAGCTCCGCACTGGAGAGGTGTCATAATCTCATTATTCACAAAACCATAGTCTACCGGATTGAAGCACAGCATGAACAACTGTACATCCTTTCTCTTCTCAACATTGTCCCCCTTGTCGTACTTGTTCGGGTCTTCAACGATATGATAATAATCAAACAAATCAAGTCCAAGACGTTCTTTGATGACCGCAAGCTTTTCACGGGTAGGCTTGTTTGACTTGAAGAATCTCTCCTTCAAAAGATACTCAAACATCTCCGGCTTCAATACCTGGTCCGGGAACCCTCTTACAATCTTGTCAATGTATTCATCAATGGTCTTATCACTATAATGACGAATGAAGAGATATGTGTAGTTATACGGCTGAACCCTGTTGTTTCCTTGAACTTCATTTCCAACCGAATCGCAACACTTCGCAATTCCCGTCGGAGTGTGCGGGCCTTCAAACTTAACATTATCAAGGCCACCGCGAACAATTGACTTTACGTGGAAGTTCTCTGGAATGTCTGGGAACGCACGCTTGAAATCAATCGGCTCCACAATCTTATTGAACCTCATCATAACGGGTCTTCCATCGTTATGTACAAGGTCTGCATCATTAAACATGAGCCAATTGATGTGAATCATGTCAAAGTCTTTGAATTTCTCATCACTAAGTGCCTGACTAAGGCTTGTAAGGGCACTTGAACCGAATGTTATGAACTCATCGCAATCAATGAAAGCAATCCAGTCATAGTCGTTCTTATATGTTTCATAGCACTCATTATATGCCTCAACCTGGCACACCTGTTTATTGCGGTAATCTTTTAGGATGACGTATCCACTGTCAATATAGTCACCGATTACATCGCGGAAATCATCCTCTCCATCATAATTGTTGTCAAACAGGCAGATGTTTGTGAACCCGAGCATCTTGTTATATTCAACGAACTCACGAATATACTGGTTCTCCTTACGTCCAATACAACATGCCAAAGTTCTCAGTTCTTTCGTTTCAATAGTACCAGTTGTTGGCAGTACATTCTTTTCTTCTTCCATATTGTTAATCCTCTTTATCTTTTCTTATAATTTCGGGATAAAACCTGAAAAGGTCAAGACCAATCATATCTTTTACATATTCAAGCTTTTCAGCCGTCGGCTCATTTACTTTGAAAAATACGCCTTTTAACTCCATCATATACCTCGGTGTCCTATGAGGATGGTCCGGAAACCCTCTATCAAGCTTCTTTATAAACTCTTCTATCGTCTTGAAAGAAAAATGACGAAGGTACATGCATTCATAATTTATGGGACATGTGACCATTGCTCCATTGATTTTATTTCCATTACCATCACAACATTTTTCAACATTATCCGGCGTGAGTGGGGTGTCGAATTTTACGTCATCCAAACCACCCCTGATAATTGATTTGATGTAAGCATTATCGCAAACAAACGGATTTCGAAATTTCTTATCATACGGCATCGGCTTTGTAAAGCGTTCAAGAACCGGTCTTCCGTCATTTCTAACCAACCCATTGTCCTCAAAGAGCATCCAATTCACATGAATCATGTCGTATTCATTAAATTTACTGTCTGATAGAACTTTACTTATATCCGTATTGTCCTGGTTAGTAAATGTGAGAAATTCATCACAGTCAAAAAACGCAATCCAATCATAATCATTTTTGTATTCATGGTAGCATTCGTCATAAGACTGAACTTGGCACAATGATTTGTTACGATAATCTTTAAGAATCACATATCCGTCGTCAATATAGTCTCCAATTGCGTCATGAAAATCCTCATCACCATCAAAATTATTGTCGTATAGGCAGATGTTCGTAAATCCGAGACCCTTGTAGTATTCAACATACTCACGAATATACTGATTTTCTTTCCTTCCGATACAGCAGAGTAATGTCTTTATGGCTTTCATTATTTCAATACCCCCTTATAAATGTTGATGTAACTATTAGCCATCTTCTCTGCCGTAAACAGTGGCAATCTCTCCCTCTGTTTCAAAATCAATGAGTTACGGTCATCTTCCTTCATTGCAAACAGTTTTTCAAGACTCTCATTAAGCGATTTTCCGTCCGTAATATCAAAATACTGCCCACAATCACCAGCAACTTCGTGAAAAACCGGAATATCATTCAGGAGCGCCGGACAATCATTCTTGTATGCTTCCAGAATCGGGAGCCCAAACCCCTCAAACTCACTTGGAAACACGAAGCAAAAAGCGTGATGATACAGATTGTTCAACCCGTCTTCATTAAAATAATGATTTTCCACTCTATCTTCAAGGCCATATTGACGAAACATGTCCAGCTCAAACTTGGTAAATTTCTGTCCTGTACAAATCAACTTGAACTCCTTATGTTCCTTCATGAATGGAACTATTTGGTTGAAAAACGGAATGAAGCACTTGTAATTGAGTGGTCCTTGCCTCGTACCGACATAAAGAATATACGGAAAATCAAATGGCTTATTGTATTCGTAATTTTCAGGCAGTTCCCTGTAAGCATTATATACAATATCTATTTTATTCTCTGGAACTTTGTAGATGTCAATGATATCTTTCTTTGTCGCTTCGCTGATTGCCACTACCTTGCTTGCAGCAGCCATGATATCACGCCTCTTGTCAAAATCAGCCAAGCACATATTTTCATTAAACTGTATATAATCTCTAAGTCTTTCAAACGCAAGGTCGTGAACTGTAACAACATACGGTTTATTTACTCCATATTCAAGAAAATATGGGTCGTAGTGGGTTGGGTGAAAAACATCGTAATCCCCACGCTTAATGGCATTCTTTGAGTAAATCCTATTGACTTTTTTCCAATCAATGTCGCTTAACTTAGTTTCGGGAGCCAATTTTCCCGCATTTATAAGCCTATTCAGTGTATATTCTTCTGATGGATAGCCCTGAGCCAGCATATACAGATTCGTGGTTGAAGCAATGCCAATTCCAATTTCTTCTCGCTTCTTAACTTCTTCAACAAGCATGGAAAACACATTGCTAACACCACCACTTTTTTGTATATCAAAAGCCTGATAATCGTATAAAATCTTCATACTCAAAACTTTATATAATCTTTCCAGAATGTCTTAAACTCAAACAAATACGGTTTATGGCATCCCATCGGTAACTTATTATTATTTAACTTGAAAAACAAACTTGGGCCAACCTCAAACGAAAACTCCCTTCCAACCTCAACCGGGCTAATTTTCATTTCATTTTCACAGTTGTTTGAGAAAAACACATCTTCCGGGATAGCTTCATTATCAGCTTCTGCCTCATGTGCTTTGCATAGTTCAATAAACTTATCAACCCTTCTTAGTGAAAAACCACCATTGCCGCATTTAACTGCCGTCGCTGTATTTTTCTCCGTGTCAATTGAAATCCAAGGGGCACCTATATAATCATAACCAAGACTAATAAAATAGTCTATGTTATCTCCGAAAGCCCAGCAATCAAGCTGATAAATCAACATATATTGATATTCACTGAAAGAATTGTAGAACTCCCATCTCTTACACAAATGATTATATGAATTTATGCTGCTGAAAAATCCCTTGGCCAATCTTTTCACCCTAAACTTATAATTCGGGCATAAACTTGTGTAGCCAGAAAGGTCCAAACCAAATGGGGCAACCAGAAATATGTCGCGCTTTTCACCAAATGTTCTTACACATTGGATGAGGGCTGCTTGTTCAAAGAAAATCGGATTCTTCTTATAAACAGGCACCACTATACAGCATTCCTCCTTATATTCTTCCCATTCTATCACTTCTAATCTTTTCTTATAATATAATTCGGAGTGGTACAAAAGTCAAATGCCCCACACATAGTGCGGGGCATCATCTTATTCTTCATTCACCTCATCTCTTCCACCTTTCGTTAAGTAGTCGTATAGGTCGTCAATGTTGTTCAGGTCGGCGATTACCTTTCCATGAATTTCTTCTCCCGGGTAATACCATTCCTTCGTTTCCTCGGTACTTTCGTAAATCTTGTGGTCAACATCCTCGTATAGCCACCAGGAAACAAGGTCAAGCCCATCTTCTCCGAATTCAGACTTCATCAACTCATCAAAGAAAATACCGGCATAGTCTGTGTACTTGCAATTATAGATGTCTATCTTGAGTTTGTACAATTCATCAACAAAGTCATTGTATTCCTCAATTTTATAAATCATCTCCTTGAATTTCTCTCTTGTCATCATATGTTATCCTCCATAATATTCTTTATCTGGTGCGTGATACCTGTTCTTCTGCCACTCAATACCGGCAAGAAACGCATTACACAACATACCGTGCCAAACACTCGTCTTTAGCTCAAAGTCATCAGCATATTTTTCGGCAGCATCAAGTTCTTCCTTTTCAAACTTAATCATATTTCAATTCGTTTATCTTGTTTATTTTCTCAACAAACTCTTCCGGAGAACAACCGGCATGAATGGCGACGCTTCCCTTGTTGGATTTGCGCTCAATGCCTGTGCAGAAAATCCAGGCAACAGCACCGGCATTTATGTCCCGAACACAGAAGGTACTATTGTCTCCACCCCAATCCCTAGGAAAACGAACACACCATCCGCCATCATAAGGAATGTGGAACGGAACCCTTACAATTTCAATCTCAGTCCGTTCATCGTTCTCGTCGTAGTAATCGTCATATGGGTCTCCGGCATTGTACTCGTAAGGTGCATCGTCCCAATCATCACCCCACTGTTCTTCCAAAGTAATCGGGGTAAAATACGCATAGTATTCCTGTTTCCCTTCAATGTATTCAGGGTTTGGATATTCTTGCGATTCAGAACCCCTTCTCAGGACCGGATTCGCCCAATAGCCAAATTCCGGGTCATCAGAAGACATGCAACCTTCCCTATGAAGCTTTTCTTCTCTGAGACGGTCCTGTTCCTTCCACTCATCGGTTTCCCTATAAGCCTTTGCCTCTGGAGTGTAGTCCCAATAAGTCTGGTTTATTTCACCAACGTAGCACAACTTTAACTTGTTGTACTTGACCGCGTCTTCCTTTTTGATTGTAGTGTACATAACTTAATCCTTTCTCCAAAACTTGTATGTTATGTCTTCCCTTATCCACTTATTCGGGTAATAGGTTTCAGGGTCGTATAGTTTGTTGATTTTATACAGGTGCTGATTTGTCGTTTCCTTGTTTAGAGGACCATATTCTGCAATATACGGGCCGACCTTGATGAAGTCGAAATACTTATCATAATCTTCTTCAACATCTTCACGGCCTGAATACAAGGCTGTTACATACGGGACACTATTCCTTGACTTCACATATTCAGCAAGTTTCTTTAATCCTTCAGGGTCCTTTCCTTCCCCCATAAAGCATATGCAATTCACTCCTCGATTTTTCCTAATAAGTTCGTCAAGAACCTCAGGAGTAAGTTCCTCTCCAATGTCTTCCCGGAGCCATGGACTATGACAGCCCTTACACATTCCAGGACAATTTGTAATCTCTATGGCAAGCGTTACATAGTCCGGAATCTCTTCAAATACTACTTGAACCGTATCTGGTTTGTACTTAATCATCGTTTTTCAAATATAAACATATCCACTTATATTTCCAATACGCTGGCCAGTTTTTTCGGACAGCATAGCCTATCAGACGCCCTCTTTGTTTCCAAGACAAGAGGTCCCAGTGGCCATAAAGCTTAGACTTTCTTGTTGTCCGTTTCGTCATAAATTACTTCCTCAAACATTTGGAGGCGAAGCCTTAGACTCTCATATTCACGATGCGTGTTTATAATTTCACGAGCTTCATCCTCATTGTGAGCATAGAAACCACCCATCCACTGAATGTCATCAAGATTATCGCCTTCATTAAAACGCTTGTAATCAACATAAAATTGTTCTTCTGAAGCAGTTTTGCGTTTTCTGATTCTGTACTTAATATTCATATCTAAAAATGTATTATGCAATAGTAAGATACAGATTTTTTCTGAAATAACAAAATGTATTTAATGCATTTAGTGACTATTTATAGAAAAATTGTACAGCAACATGAAACTACAATTAGATGAAAATACGCTTAACGCTTATATAAATGAAGCAATACAGCAAGAGCTCAACGAAAATTATAGGGTTAATTTTGAAAAACTCGGAGAACCAGAACTTCAAGTTATAAAAAACCATAAAGCAGCAAGAAGACGTCTTGAACGCGGCGCATATAATAGAATGTCTCTTATCAGCACCAGAAAACTAAGAAAAGTGTTGAACGACATGGGATATAGTGATGACCAGATAAGAGCCGGTTTAAACAATGGCGCAATTGAAGTTGGCAATGGGGTTGACAATAGTTTCAGACCGTATCAAAACATTTACAGACAAAACAGAAAAGATGCAAGACTGAGGTCAAGAATGAATATGCCTATTGCTGATAATGGTCAAGACAGTCAGGGGAAGCAAGAAAACCAGGCTGAAGCTTGGGACGGTTCTTTCCCTTGGGATAACACAACTCCGGTTTGGACCCCTAGAAAACCGAAGACACAAGCCCCGGCACCAGAAGAAGCCCCTGCTCAGCCAGAGCGCCAAAAACTTGAACCATTAGCACCGGTCCAAGCACCAGCAAATATGCCGACCGGAGTAACTGCGCCTCAACAGTCTGGTATAATTCAACGTCAAGAGCAACCATCGTTGGCTAAAAGTGCTATCCAAGTAATGGGTCAAACCGCAAACCAAAGCAATATGGGTCTGCGTGACAGGATTTCAATCAACAGGAGAACCAGACAAAATACAAATAACGCAATTGACCAAATGGTAAGGGATGGCTCAATGTCTCGTCAACAAGCAAGAGATGATAAAAAACTTATGAAAGGTGCAGAAAAAGCACTTGGGACCGGAAAGCCGATGAATTAATAAACGAAAATACGTCAAAATATGAAACTGCAATTAGATGAACAAACATTGAACGCTTATATAAATCAGGCAATCAACGAAGAGCTTAACGAATTCTTGGGACTTTCAAGGGCCGAAAAAAATGCTAAGTGGGGCTATACTTGGGACCCTAACTTGTCAACAAAACAAAACAGAAGAAACCGTGACTTGCAGAGAGCCCAAATTCGTGCAGCTGGCTACAATAACTATGACGAATACGCGGCCGGAGAAGGGTTGGATGAACCACAAAAACCTGAAGCCGAACCACAGCAGCAACAAGCACAAATACCTACAGAATATCCATACAAAAACGACAGACAAAAAACTGGTCAATTCCAAACATGGTTTAACCAGAACATGGGCGGAAAACTCGTTGTTGATGGGATATGGGGGCCAAAAACAGAAGCTGCATATCAGCAATGGCTCCAAAAAGTACAGCCTTCAACAACACCTCCAACCGGCGCATAAAAAATTAACCCTGGGTTAACCCAGGGTTTTTTGTTTATTCGTAGTATCTCTTTCCAGCTTCCAGCTGTCTGGGCTCCGCAAATGAAGAAATTCTCTTGAGGTAACCAATAACTCTTGTCAGATAGTCAAGGTTCGTGCTTCCGCAACGAGGGCACTTGTCAAGAGTGTGCTTTGAGATGTATCCGCAGTCGTTGCAAACCGTATTCTTTACATTGAAAGTAAAGTAGTTGCAACCATTAGCAGCAGCCACATTCATAAGCTGGCGATACTGTGCCTTTGAAAGATGTTCATGAAGATTTGCGTGAAGGGCCGAGCCGCCATCAAGATACTTAACATACTCGTTTCCGTGCAATTCCATCTTCTGGAGAACCGACAGACTCGTATCTTCCGGATTGTAAAAATATGAGCTGTAAAGGTTCCTGTTCGGACTTACCCAGTATCCATCCTTCTTGTCCCACTTGTAGTTCTTTGCAGCAAGATTTTCAGCAGGCACAAACTCAGTATTGAACATGCAGTCACGGGTCTTATCCTTGCGGTTCTCAATGTTAATGGTTTCAAGGATATTATTGACAAACTCACGATATTCCTCATTAGGGCCAACCTTGATTCCGAGGAATTCAGCTGCATCAGTAATTCCGTTAACACCAACTGTAAGATATTGCTTCCTCATGTCAATGAAACCGGCATTATAAACGTCCAGCATACCTGCCTTAAGGAAATCCTTGATGGTCTCGTTGAAAGCTGTCTGATACTTGTGGATTCGGCTTGTCATTTCGCGGATATCGTCCCTGATATACTTGTAAAGCTCCTCCTTATCATAGGTAAGGCCTTGCTCGGGTACATTCTTACCATCCTCAACAGAAATATCCCTGTCGTCAAAGTAACTTCTCGCCGCATCTTGAACGAGTCTCGGCAGGTTCATTGACATAACTGACTTAGAACCGGTTGAAACTGACGCAGTACCCATTGAATACTGGTGTGTGGTGTGGTTGTGGTCCTCGTCGGCGTTATCAAGGTCTTTTAAGGAATTACGAAGTCTGCAGCAAGACGAAAGACTGTCTGGACTATCAGAAAGGTAGCAGAAGAAACTATGGCCCTCCGACCACATTTCAGCGGTGAAGTCTGCATAATCCTGGTCAACGAAGTCATTTCCTCCATTTGTGAGAAGTGCCATTGTCTCAACCGGGAATGTGAGGATATACTTCTCGCGTTCCTTGTTAAACCACTTCATAAAGTGCTTCTGAAGCCATGAAAGGGTCTCCCACTTCGGCTTGGAACCATCAGGGAACTTGAAATCACCAAATACGCCCTCAAAATAAGGCTTATCAAAGTACGAAATGTTCCAGAATACTGTCTGATAACCACGATTACCGGCTGGCATGTTCATTGAGTGGACGACCTGCTGAAATGCGTTGTCAATGACCTTAACGAGTGTCCTTTTCTTTGATGTAAGGTCAACTACGTCATCAAGGTGGTCAAGATAATCCTCGCCATAGTCCTTGCGGATGAAATAATCCATGTACATAAGGAATTCCGGGGTCGCTACCGCTCCCATGAACTGTGAAGATACGGAATAAACCAGATTGATGAACTCTCCACAGAATGATTTCAGGTCGGTCGGGGCTACTGATACGCCACCGAGCTTTTTGAGACCATCTTCAAGGAATGGATACATTGTAATAGCCACACAATAGGGGTAACCGGGTGTTCCTGATTCATCATGCTTATAAAGAACATGACTTTTAAGGTCTTCAAGATATTGTTCAGCCAACTTTTTGCTGTACATCTTACGAATCTTGTCCGTAAGGATGTAGCGGTTCTGCTTGATGTTGTTCTCCTTGTAGAGTTCCTGACCGAGTGTAACGATATTCTTGTTCGTCACATTGGCATTGGAGTCAAATTTTGAACCGGTAGCCGCATTTGAGGCGTTGATATACTCCGTAATGAAGTCTTGCTTCTTACGTAAGTCCTTATTGTCGTCATTATTCTCAATATAGGCTTTGGCGACCTTCTTGTTTATGGACATAAGGGCTTCTTCTACCTGTCTTCGTATTTCAGACGTTGCTATCCCCTCATAAATGAAGAGGCCGTTAACGATACTATCAAGAATTACATCTTCGCATTTTTCTCCTGCGGTCTTATAGGCCTCGCAAATCCCGTTCTTTACTTTATCACGACTGAACTCTTCCCGAGCTCCATTACTTTTTCTTACTTCCATATATTGTTCTTTGTTTATAATTTATCTATCTTTTCCGACGGTAAAGATAAATATTCGTCACTTAGCTATTAAAAAACAAAAATTTCTTGCCAACACGGAAGTGACTGTGTGTCAGCAAGAAAAATTTGCAAATAATTTTCAGTCCATTTTTCCACTACCCGAAGTTAATCACGTTCCGTTCTCCGTCGTCCGCAACTGTCTGACCTTTAAGGACTTCACCTGTCGTTTTATCAACGTAGACCTCTTCCTTTGGCTTATGGACGGCATCATACGCCCTCTGGTATAGCTCATTGACACCATTTCGGTAATTCTGTTCTTTGAGCCTTTCGGCTTCTTCGGACCACTTCTTTTCCGAATTGTCAAATTCCGATACCTCATCACATGATATGGTACTTGTTCCGTTATCAAACCTGATGTTATGGAACACTATACCTGACTTACCTGAACGGTTTTTAAGTACCGCAAGGGTTGCACGGCTGTTGTCAATATCTTCAAGTGACCTGGCAATGGAGATAACCACGTGGGCCGCTTGGACTTTAATGATAGAACCACCGGCCTGATTCATTGTTACGACATCCGGACTTGTGATACTGTCCTTATTACCCTGTGTAGGAACCCATATCGCTATGTCAAGTTCCTTTGCGAGATTTTCAATCTTTCGGATAGTATCTCCCTGTCGCTTCCACTCAGAATCGGTGCTGTAACCGGATTTCTCAGGCAACAAGCATTCAAAATAGTCAATAATTACAAGGTCTGGCTTCCAACCGGTATTTATTAGTCTCTTGATGAAGATACCGATATCGGTTGCTGACTTTGTGTGTGTCAGAAAAGGCTTAAGCCTCAAATTCTTCTGAAGCATCTCCTTTCCCTCGTAGTGGTCAAGCGTTTCCCTGATTTCGGCTATCTGTGCGCGGTCTTTTGTGAGGTTTCTGGCCTCAACACCAGAAATCTTTGAAAAGTGCTTACGTGCAATATCAACATCATCGTCCTCAAAATAAATCTGCAACACCTTGTAACCCTCATTGTTATTAAGGTCACACCTATAAGTTGCGGCATATGAAGCAATGCAGGTTGAAAACGTACTCTTACCGAAACCGGCAGAACCAATGATAAGTCCGATTTTCTTCTTTTCAAGACCACCGTTCAACGCATCGTCAAGTTTACTGATTCCCGTAGGGATTGGAACTTTGAACTCCTGCGAGAGAGCCTTATCTTCCAAATCATACGGAGAAAAGCCAAATTCATCCTCATTACCGGCCAACGACGCATCGTCCAGTAATTTCTGGCATTCATCATAACGGTCAATATCTCCGTTACCGGCAATTTCAAGGATTTTGTTCGCTACCTTGATGAGATTCTGTTGCTTGAAGAACTTCAACGCATTCTCTTTAACAAGAGTATAGCCTTCAAGAGAAGTTTTGAAATGGAGCTTGTCAATAAGGTCCGTCCACTCTTGGAGTTCATTTGTCGTCTTGGCCTTGGACTTGAGTGCTATCCCCATCGTTTCATACGAGGGGACAACACTCTCTTTGAAATAATAGTCCTTTAGGGTTCCGACAAAGGTACGCAGCAAGCTGTCGGTAAATGCGTTTTGTTCAACAATTGTTGATATCTCACTGAAAAAATGGGGCTCTTCAATAAAGCACTTGGCCAACTTATACTGGAAATCAATATCCAGATAACCAAGATTACTTTTATCAATCGCTTTTCCCATATCTCAATTAGATGACTTTCTTGCTTGCTGATTTGTTGTTATAAATGAGGGTCTTCCCGGACACTTCGTCACGGTATTCCTCGCTGATGGTGTAGGCAGAATCATCGCTATCACTGCAAGTGTAGCAAATCTCCTTAACCAGCTTCCAGACGAGGTCGCTACGCCCCTCTACGAGCTTATAGAGGATATACTGCTCAAAACCAACACGATAGATTTCGTCAGCATCAAGCTTACCCCTCTTGTTGGATAGGTCAATTGAATTACGGACAAAGCGAGGGTATACGCCAACCCATGTGGTGGAACAAACCTCACGGCCATAATCCAGGAACGCAAACTTATAGGTCACATAATCATCATTGGTAAGCGGCTCAGAGAACTCGCCATCCTCAAACTTGAATGTGAGGGGAACAAGCTTGTCAACCCCGTTCCAAGCAAAATCGTGGTCCTTTTCATCCCGGATAACGACACCCTCACCACGAATAAGGGAATCACGGTTCTTCTCGTTTTCAATGTACTTTTCAAATTCATCCATGGTCTTGAAAATCCTCGGAGCGAAAATTTCAAGATAGATAAGGGACTTGGACTTGAGGTCGTTGTCAACCATCTCGGCACAACCACGAATCGTGTCCATAAGTTCATTGGACTTGAGTGAAATTGGATTGAAATTACCAATCCTGAAATAACGCTGGCAAATAATGTCGTCGCCAACGGTTAGTCTGAACTCAAAGCGCTCCTTAAATGCGAGGGCCTGCTCAAACTGCTTTTTAACTTCTGCCATTCTTGCAAAAAATTAAAGGTTAAACATAAAAAACTATAATATTGTGTGTGTTAAAAACTATAATATTGTGTGTGTTTCGTAATACTAATATACAAAAATGTTCCCGGGATAACAACTTATTTTGACGTTTCTTTCTTAAATCTTTTAACCTCCTTGTCAATCAGTGGTTTATAAGGTTCAAAGAAGAATGCAAACCTGTCGGAGTCAGAAAGCTCGTCAATTCCATCTTCCAACATATAGGAATACAGGTTTTCAAACGACCTTCCTTCCGGGTCCTGTACATTGTGCATCATCTCCTTGAGCTCTTCCTCGGCATCGGGAGTAAGAAGCGGATGTTCCAGGCTGATAATCTTTTCGTTAATCTCGTAGAAGTCGCCGGGATACGCCGTTCTTGACACACCGTTAACGATGTTTTCCTGCCATTTAAGAGGTTTTTTCTTCTGGCTGATACGTTCCTCCACTTTTTCCTTCGCACGCTCCCTGACCTCGTTTATGGCCACAGGACGGGTAAGAATCTCCGGCATCAGTTCCGCTAGTCTTGTCTCTGAAACACCGTCAATGTTTCCGATATTGTCAGACTTATCGCCACAGAAAACTTTCTTCAATACGACATTCTGATACGGATAGCCTTTCAGTCTTATGAAATTCTCGCTTGAATAGAATTTCTTCTTGATGTTGTTATAAACGCAAACACTTTCGCTGATAAGTTGGGTAAGGTCTTCGTCGGCGCTCATGATTACCACCTTTTCGTTTTGCAGTTTGTGGTGTACATAATATGATATAAGGTCATCGCCCTCGGTCTTCTCGTCAATCATCCACCTGATGTAAAGCTCGTTAAAATACTTGCACAGAAGGTCTCTCTCGCGGTCAAAGTTTTCCTTAACAATTTTCTCAGCCGGTGTAAGCTCCTTGACTGGCTTCTCTTTCTTCTTGTAGATATGGTTCTGCATCTGAGCAAGATATGCATTATATTCCTTCATATAATCGCTCATGTTGGAGTGTTCGGCATAGTCCTTATCCCTGTTTGCCTTGTACGGCGGATATATCTCATAACGAAGAATACCGGAATCATGTGCATCAAAGAATACATATACATAGTCAAAGTCCTTTTTCTGCATAATCATTCGCAGCTGCAGCAAGAACTGGAACACACCACCATAGTGTATTCCGTTTGTATTCAATCTATTATCCTTGAATGACTGGCGAAGAAGTGAGCCGCCATCTACGAGTAATGTGTATATTGATTCAACACCTGCATTCGGGTGTGCTTCTTTTATCTGTTGTCTTACTGGTTGTCCCATATAGATATTATACAAAAAATAAACGGGAAGAACAAGTCCTCCCGTTTATCTTACTCATCAAAGTTGTCCTCTTCCTCAAAGGAAACGTTTGAAGTATCTGCAGCTTTGATTTCCTCATTTCCAAGAGCCTCGGCCATTCTCGCCATAATCTCAGGAATGTAGGTCTTCTTGTATGCGTCCAGTTCCTTTTCGCCACAAAGTCCGTTATGCACACAGCAGATTGTTCCGGCATATGTGACATTGAATGGTGTCGGTAACTGGTTCTTGGCGATTGAAATCTTGCTTACCACACCATACTGATAATCGTTACCCTTGAACGTTGCCTTGAGCCTCTTCGTACCGGCCTTTGCAACGCCACCGACATGGAGCAGAAGCCTCATCGCGTAGAAGAATGATTTACCACCCTTGTTTTCAATGGAAGCGGCTCCACCAACGGAGTTCATGGAATCAAGCCAAATCTTATTGACAACGAAGAACGTGTTGGTGTATTCAGAATTCTGTGACCTTGACCCTGGAATTCGTGCATTGATTATGTTATTGAACGCCACCGACAAGGCACCAGCGTCAAACATGTTGTTACCGGCCTTGCTCGTGTAAGACTTCCAGGAACCGATACTACCAACGGAGTCCCAAACGAACAGAAGCGGCATCGGAAGTTCACCGGCTTCCTGCTTGTCAATAAGGTCGTTTATAATGTAAGCAATATCCTCAATGACGGCGACAGTCCTCTTCGTTGACTTTTTCGTGCCGGTTGAATAGTCCATGTCTCCACAGTAGTCGCAGATAGCCGCGTTGTTGAAAAGGATGAAATTACCCTCGTAGTCGGTAACCCTTTCCTCTCCAGTTTCCTCGTCAACGCCCATGACCGGGGTAGCTTCCATACCACAGTCAATGGCATATTTGAAATCAAAGTTACCCTCGGTTTCAAATATGATTGGAAGAATACCCTGTTTCTGGGCAGCAGCAATGAGACAGTTCTTGATTGTGGACTTACCGGTATCGGACCATCCACGAACACCACTCATATAACCCGCCGGAATGCCAGGAATATGCAGAGCATCCTGGAAAGCCTTAGGCATGATAATCCACTCCATAGGCTTGTCAGCAACAGGGGCACTTGAAATTTTCTTCTTGAACGCCCCGATATCAAATTTCTTGATTTCCTTTTTCTTTAATGGTTGTGCCATATTAAGTTTTCATATTATCCTTTATTTTCTTTAAGCATTTTGATTGCCTCTTCAACTTTCTCCGTGAGGCTTTCAATTTTCTTTCTTGTTTCTTCGTACTGTTCCTCGGTCAAAAGTACAGGATTTATACATTCAACTCTCGTTTCTGAATCTCTGGTCGGAATAATCAAAGTGTTAACAGACTCATCGTATCTGACACGTTCTGAAACCTCTCCCAAAACTTCTGAAACGGTTGAACACCATCCAAACTCGCCTATATTAATATAGACTATGATGAAAAGTTTATCTTTGTCCAACATATTATTAATTTTTTCCTGTACTTCCAAATCCACCGTCGCCCCTCTCGGTTTCATTCAGTTCTTCAACCTCAACAAATTCAATAGGCGTTGTAATTCCAATTTTCATCTGTGCCACCCTATCGCCAGGTTCATACTTCGGCATATTCGGCATCACGTGGTAAAAATAGGCCCAATATTCGCCTGTGTAAGGACGGTCCCCGGTCCCAACGGAATTGCAGAGTACCATTCCTGTCTTGTAAATTGAACTCCTTGGACGGAAATCAACCGACAAATTCGTTTTATGATAAGAATGAACCGGCGAAAACATTGAAAAATGGCTATCAGGCAAGTTTATTCCCTCGTTTTCGTCAATCTGTAGAGCAAAACCAAGCGGATATCTATATACATTCGGTGCTACTTCCTCACAGTCACACGCATAGACATCATAACAGAAATCCTCATCGTGTACCTTTGTCGGGAGTTTAGCGTTCTCCCTTAGTTTCTTGAATTTAACTTTCATCTTCTTCGTCCTCCTTAAAAACGACACTTGTCCATGATTTGTATTTCTCTTCGTTCTCACGGTAAAGCAACTCAACTTCTTCAACCTCGTCAGAAAGTTTCATATACCCGAAGGTTTTACCATATTCCGGAGAAAAGCAGTCGCACATAATTGGATAAACCTTTTCAAACCCCAAAGTGTACATAGGAATTTCTGAAATCTCCACTACTTTGAACACCTTCTTATCATTCGGTATCATAAACACGTCACCGACTTTTAAATCTTTTACATTAATTTTCATCTTCGTTTCTCTTTCTATACATCTTATTTCCAGTCCTCTCGTAGTAGCACTTCCGGCAAAGGGCAATGTACCTGTCATCACCGCCAACTTCAACCTGGGCACCTTCCGTTACAATGTTTCCATCACTGTCAATTCGTGCATTGAACATTGTCTTGGTGTCGCATGAACAGCTTGACTTGATTTCAATAAGGTCGTCGGCAACTTCAAAGAGCCTGCGAGAGCCAGGGAACAGGTGCGTCTGGAAATCGGTCCTCAACCCAAAACACATTACATTGATTCCAAGGTTGTCTGCAATCGCTGCAAGCTGGTCAACCTGGTCCGGGGTAAGGAACTGTGCCTCATCAACGAGAATCCACTTAACTTTCGGATTGAAGAACATTTCATCCTTTTGACAGACATTTCGTACAAGGTTGAAAAGGTTAAGGTCCGGAGAAATACTTGTGCAAGTCTTATCGCCGAGTGCTCTTGAATGGATTATGCCTTCCCCATCCCTTGTATCAATCTCACTTTTGAAAATAACATATGGAATTCTCCTCTCCTCAAAATTAAATGCCGTGGCTAGTAACTGTAGTGATTTGCCACTTGACATGGACCCGTAATAGAAAAACAGTTTCTTCCTTTGTGACATATGCATTACGATAGAAAAGTTATCCCAGACTGTTAATCCGGGATAACCTTATTTTTAGAATGGCAAATCCTCATCTTCTTTCATAATCAGGGAATCAGTGAAATCCTGAGTTGGAACTTCTGGCGCTGGTTGCTCTGTTACGACCGGACCAGTTGTTACGGAAACAATCGCCTTTTCAATTTCGGCATTAGCCTCGTTGACCTGTTCGACCCGGCCCTGCTTCTTGGCATCAATCTCCTCCTTGTCAACCCACTTGCCCTGCTCTCTGTCATACCAAGGAATTTTCATCTGGCTGATAAGAGAAAGGTACTCATAAGGCTTGGTGGAGAAAACGTCCTGCCACTTCTTCTCATCATAAATCCACTTCTTCATCTGTTCCTCGTCACGGGAAAGCGGAGTGCTGATAGATGCGTCAAGAATCTGCGGAGCAGCGTTACCCTCTGTAATCGTAACATTAAGGTCACGACCATTGTAGATGTCAAGAATGTTCAATACCTGACCGGCACGCTCTCCCTCTTCCTTACGGAGTGCATAAAGCTTGAGGATTGCGTTGTACGGGTCGGTCTTGTCGCTTCTGACATTGAACTTCCAGAATTTGACACCCTCGTCTTCCTTTCCACGTTCAATACAACGAACGATGACAGCCTCCCTGCTCTTGTTGGCAATGGAGATGTCCTGGAAATTCTTCTTCTTGATGGGGTCTGTTTCCTTTACGGATTCCTGATACGCAGCTTGATTCAGCTCACAGAAAGGACACTTGGTGCCATACTTCTCATGGTCAATGTCCTTATTCTTTGAAAGACAGATGTAGGACTTGTAACCACTTTTTGATACCTCCTTAGGCACACGCACATTATGCATGTGTACCTTAACGAAAGGATTTCCGGTTTCAAGGTCCATAGGGAGAAGGCGAATCGTGAGAGTCTTGGATTTTTCGCCATTCTGTTCATCCAAACGAACATTCAGATAGTTCTTCTCGTTGAATGCATTGTGTTTTGTGTAATTGCTTGAATTATCGTTATTCACAACGATGGATTCGGGCGTAATGTTCGGTAAGTTAATTAAGTTACCCATGATGTTAAAAAATTTTAATTAAAGTTATTATTTGTTTGTATAAACTATAAGCTGTACCTCTAAAGTACAGAAAATTATCATAAAAAGCAAAAAAGGTACAAGATTTCTCCTGTACCTATAAATAGTTCAATTGTTACGTTTTATTAAAGCCCAAGCAAAGTTTTTAGGGTAGAATTTTCGTTGTCCCTCAAAGTTTTAGCAATGCTTGAGTAGTCAGTAGCATTTCTTACGTCGTCTCTTGTAATCGTGTATCTCGGCTCTCCGACACCGTTCTGGTCATCTTCCGGACTGTAGTTTTCCGGGGCATCATTTTCCATATATTCTTCCGGCGTCTCCTGGAAAGGCTTTGATTGAAGTGAACGCATAGTAAGTTTTTCAACTGATGTAGGATTTCTCTTCTCAAATTCAGATTCAAGATTTTTCATAAATTCAGCATTTGACTTCAACTCGCCCTGAAACTCACTGAACTTCTCAAGGAAACGTTCAAATTTGTCCGTGAGTTGAGATATTGCGTCTTCATTTCTCTTTTGGCCATCAACAAGTTCGTCAACATCAATGACTTCCTCATCTTCTCCACCCTCTTGATTATCCGGTGTTGCCTCATCAAAACTCTCCTCTGCGGTTGCATTAGGGTCTTCATCTTTTCCGACCGGTTGAGGGTCAAAACCGGGAACACCACCAGCAGCTGCGCTAGGGTCTGCGGCTGGAGCGGCGCCAGCGGCTGCATTCGGGTCTGCACCAGGCATTCCACCAGCCATAGGGTCAGCACCAGGAGCAGCGCCTCCTGCCATAGGGTCAGCACCAGGCATTGCACCACCAGCAGCTGGGTCTGCCATTCCGGTAGCATCGTCAAGTCCGTCTCCGTTTCCGTCAACTTCCTCAATACTGTTGTCGCCACCGGTTACATATTCCATAATATAATTGAAACGCTTTGCTTCTTTGAGCAAGCCCTTTTCCTCTAAAAACTTCTTGTCCATATTAGTCATTAAGAACTTGCCTATTATCTTCGGTAAGAACAATCTTTGAACTCTCGGTTCTCTCAATAAGGCCCTTATCCTTCTTGACAACCTTTACGTGGTTAGCCGCCTTCATGTTATTCATGATTTCTTCGGCCCTGTTGATTTTCTCATCCATTTCTTCATTCAATTTCTTTGAATTATTCTTTTGGGCAACGTTTTCTTTTGCCGGTATGGCTTTTGGCTCCTGTGATTTTTCATAATTCACAGGCATACCCTTTCTCTTGTATTTTGTAACTTGTTTAATGAAAGCCATGTGTATATTTTTACTATAAATAGTATTATTTTTCTAAAACGTGAAAATAGCGGCATTTAGGAGTATAGATACGGCAAAATATAAGCACGTCCCTTTGCCTTAAACCTTATTTCTTTTGATATCTCATCGTTGTTTTTTAATAAATTAACTGTATTGCTGTTATAAACCGATGAAAATATTCTTTTCTTCGTGAATTCATTAAGATAATCACAATCCCTTAGCGACAAACCGACGACTTTATTTGTACCATTGTAATATAAGTACATCATATCTCCGGTAACATAAATTGTTTTTTGGTTATCCGAGCCAAGTGATGTCAGGAACGACTCAAACCTTTCTGGTGGAGTTAAAAGAACATCATAAAACACATATTCAAGAGACTCCACAAACTTTTTGAACGACAGGTCCTGGAACTTCTTTATATTCACCTCATATTTGTCTCTCCTTTCGTATTTTCCATAGGTCCAATAAACATTGTCGGCCACTTTCCATTCAATGATAGACGCGTCCGGATATTCAGCCTTTGTCCTTTCCCACCCGATTATTAAAGTAGGAATGTTCGGAATAAGTTTTTCCTTATCCCGGACAACATTATAAAGTTCACCCTCGTTAAAAGGCTCGTCTGTCAGTATGTTAGCGATGTATTTCATTATTCCAGTACTTAGAATCCAAAATAATGATACAATTTTTTCTGAATAAAAACAAATTACTCAATGATTATATTGTCTTCAAGGTTCGTGTCTTCATTTATTAAGAAAGATAACGGCTTTTTCGCCTCATTCATTCGCCTTACAAGATTGAACAACTCCTTATATATCGCCCTTGTTTCGTCCCTATCCGTCTTAATCTTTCCGTCCTTTGCATTATAATCGTAAAGCATAATTGGAATCGTTCCGCCAAAACTTATGTTTCCAAAACCGCCGGAATCATAGCCCAAATATTCTTCCTCCCCAGTGATTATCTCGCAAGACTTGTTTCCAAGCTGTGAGTCTTTAATGACGATATGCTTTCCGTCAGTAAAACTATAAAACTTATCATTCGGGTCACGATACTCCCTATTTGCGGTCAGATTTTCGTTTACAACACTTGCGAAACGCCCAGAAGGTAATGAGAACATCCCGGTATTTCCGGTTAGTTCAAGGTCTTCAATTCTTCCAGACATACCATACTTCCTTTCTTTCGTCATTGCATAATCAAGATAGTTGGTTATCGTTCCGTCATTATTATAAACATCAACAGAAAGGAATCCATTTATCCATTCGGGTTCAATTTCATCGCCGGACATTGAAACCCTATTGACTGTAATGATAATACTCTTTACGTCGTCAACATTTATCTTATCAAGCGGCCTGAGTGATTCATTGTCTGGGCCATCCGGAGTATTATTCGGTTCCTGATTCTTAGATGGCGGTACCTTCTGCTGCATATCTGGCTCAGGCACATCCATCTTATCGTTCTTGAATGGTACAGACGGTCTCGCTTGTCTGACACCAGTAAACATGGTTTCCATTCCTCGTGCGTTTATGTCATGATGCACATTCGTTATCAGGTAAGCCCCCTTCCACATCGCAATATTGTTCAACTGGAAATACATCAAAGGAGTTATTTGTGCATCACCCATCATTGCAACATCGCAACTGTACGAATAGTTTGAATATACCGCATACAAATCCTGTCCAAGAACCGTTGTTTCCCTTGGACCCTGGTTGTTCTGGTAAGATATCATAATCTCGTTCCTGATTGAAAAATCAGTAACCTGATGGTCTTCCATTGACAATCTGACATCCTTAAAATAGGACTGATTCTGTTTTGCAAACGTCACACCAAAACAAGGAACAACAAATCCGTTCTCGTCACCATCGGAGAACATAGGCTGTGGAACAATCTCACCCCAAGTATTTGCTATATCAAACCCGTCCGATATATAGCCGACCTTTCCCTTATCATCAGCGATATCAAGTACGGACGATTTCTGGTTTGAATATAGAACGATGAAACTTGTTTCAATTGAGTCACTTCTAGCCGCATCATTATATGTGAATGCCTTGAATACGTCTGCTATTGAATTCTGTGCATCTCCTTGCCCGGTGTATGTATTTGCTAAGCCCAACATAGTGGGAAGCGTAAGTAAAGCACAACCACCATACTCTGCCGTATTGCTGAGAATCTTCATTATTGAACGGGCCGCAAGGTTGCTTTCGTTTGTCTGTTCAGTAAAGCCGCCTTCATCACATGTCATCTTTGTAAACTTTGAAAGGTTCGGTCTGACCTGCATCCCAATATTGTGATAGAACTCATCAATATAGAAAAATCTCGTAAAGTCACTCTTCACTCCGTTTGTAATCATCTTGTCCTTTTTACAGCTAAAATACCAGCTTTCACGCCTTCTGCTGCATAACCACCTGTCATATATATTTTTAAGAGCCATATAACAGGCAAGTTTAAGATGGTCACTTTCAAAATACCTGACTTCTTTTGATTTGTCCTCGGGTTTCCCGGAAGTTCCAACGCTTTCAGCATCCTTAAGTTGTTCAGGTAATATGTTGTTCATGCCTTTCAGCCCCTTGACAAATGCCGATACAGCATCATTCATTGCACTTCTTGGAACTGATGTATTTGAAGTAGGATTATCAAGGCAACTAAAATCAATAATTGTGTCCTTTCCAGTATAGAATACTCTAAAACTATTCAGGAACATTAAAACATCCATTGTTTCATCTGTTGGTTTTGGACGATTCCTAATCTTGACATCGCTTCTTATTTTCCCATTTAGATTGCCAAGTTTATCATCAGCCCCAACTTCATATACTGTTCTTAATATTCTTGCGTTTGAGAAAGAACTTGCAAACGCATTATCTTCTGATATTGCCGCGCCACACGATGCAGGTGTTAGTAGCCGAGACACATCGCCGCTCTTTTCGTGCAATGCAAGATTATCTTCAATAGCCCTAAATGATAACTTCGGGGCTGGTACCTCAACGCTTGAATATGTAGTTGCCGTAACAGCATCTGGACGTTTGCTTCCGTCAACGCCAGTAACCCATTTCAAGAAATAATTTATTAATGCGCTTCTTCTTGCCTCGGAAACATTTTCTGGTGCCTTATTATAGAATTCAGCCGCCCTCCTTATACCAAATGATGGGTCGTTTTTCTCTATATCATCAAGAACATATTGCTCAACACCATTTATCGTATATCTGTATGTAATAGGGTCTCCAATTATTTCAACTATTGGCGCACCTGGCTCTGGCAAATTGTATGAGATGAAATCGTTTCTCCAATATATTGCACCCTCTCTTAGAAGCATCAATGATGGATAATCTCCATTTTCTACCTTTTTTGGGATAAAAAATTCCTTATCCTTATCAAACGGAACACCCATAAGGAACAGATATGCCCTCGCTTCCGGACTGCTTTGTGCATAATAAAGCGGGTCCATGAATATGCTTGTGATTCCCCCGTCAGTTTTTCTATAAGACGGTAACGTAGGATATGTGTCAGAAGAACCGGCGCCTGGATATAAATCTTTTATTGATTCTGGTGCGGTTTTATAGTTCGGGAACAATCTCGCTGCGTTTTTGAAATCACCGGAACCGTGCTTTGAAATCGCCTGTCTAATTTTTCCTCCACCTGGATAAATTGAACAAGAGAAAGTTGTTTTAAGGGTACCTTCATTGTCTATTTTGACAAACTTGTCGTAATTTTTGGAAAGTGCTGATATTGCATCTGTAGCGTAGCCTTCCAAAAGTGATGGCGAGAACAAACCTACCGGCAAACAATATGAGCTTGCTTTATGTATCCATTTATATTCAAGATTACCTCCGGCACCATTTGCGGAAAACATCGGACGCCCGCCGCCTAAGCACTCTGAAATAATTGAGCTTCCGTCTGTTGCCGTTCTGAGTAATGCCTTGACAAAATCATCTTTTGGATTCATTCCAAGTGTCGTGAACGCCCTTTCAACGTTTCCGACTTCAAGTTCAGCTATAAGATTTGCCTTTTTGGTGAAATTCGCAACGCTTGTACTTGTACCATCATTCGCGGTACCATCCTCATTTGCAACATAACTGCCAGAAAGCATTGAATAATAGCATCTTAAAATGAATGTCTTAACAATCCATTTTACAATGTCTTCCTGACTAAGTTTATCCTCTTTAAGAATATCAACATAAGGATTCCATGAACCGTGCATGATATCGTAATAGTTTATAGGTGCGATGTTTCCTTCCCTTGAAATGACGTTATCTTTCGGGGTAACATCTTCGTCTTTCCTTCTTTTTAAGGATGTGGCATCTATAATTGCCTCAACAAGTTTAACCTCGTCAAGTTTGTCTCCGCCAGGAAGCGAGCCTGGCCATAATGTTGTTATCTTTCTATCCTCAGAATCCTTTTCCGTCTCTTCTTTGAAAAACATCGTGAATGGTGGCAATTTACCTCCATTTGGCGAATCACTTTTCAGTGAATTCTTGTTAACATCAACCTGTATGTCTCCGCCACACAACGTCTCATACTTTCTTGTCCCATCTGAACTTGACTGTATACTCTTTCGGATTCTGTCAAGGGTATTATAGAAGCAAGACATAAATGTGTCAATATGAGCAAATATCATATTGTACATATTCCTCATTGACGGAATGAAACCAATGATATCATCAATCTTTTGCTCCCTTAATTTTGCAATTACCTTCAACAGTTCGTTTAATTCCTTTTTGAGGTCATTAAGAGTATCAACGAAGGAATTCCTATAGTAGATATTGTCAAGCTTGAATGCTCTTATTGTCCATTCCTTTTGTGATTCCCTCTTGTTTATCGGTGCCTTTGCATCATCCTCCTTGAATCTTGTAAGGATTTCATCAATAAGTTCCGAATAGTCTGCTCTACTTGCGCTTCCTTCAACACCAAAATCGGAGCTACTTTCGTCAAGGTTAAGCGTAGGGTTATCCTTGTCCGTAACATCCTTTTTGAAAACAAGCGAAACAACCCTTCCGTCAAGCATTTTCTTTATCTGCTCATCAGTATAATCAGCACTTATTGTTGCTGCTGATGCCTCTGTCGTGGTTGTCGTTTTGCTTTTCTTTATTTCGTCAGCCTCGTTAAATATGCTTTCAAAAAGTTCTTTCGTGTTCAGGGTCTTTCCGTTGAAATATTTGGCATCGTCCGGGTCAAGGCCGTCAGTGTCCGCAGCACCAACAGCCATATCATTATACTCATGGAGATATGTTTCAAACTTCAAGAAATCCTCAAAAATCTTTCTATTTGATTCTGGGGTAGTATTTAACTTAATATAAAAATAGCCGGATGAGTTGTCTTCTGTATTTGTTTTTGACCAGGACCACCAGCTATAATTTGTTGATGTGGATGGGAAATTTGGAAGCACTTTATGTTCAAGTTTATCAACCAGGTCAAGAAGCTGTTTCTTTTTCTTTCCTGACGGTTCTTCCTCTATTTCCTTATCAGCTAATCCCGAAGCATTTTCAGCTTCCCTCTTTAATTCCGGGAAAGTATACATCGGCCTTCCTACCGGATTGTCCTTGTCAGTTGTAAGATAGCAGAAATCGCCAGTTCCCTTTTTCTCGCTCCAAGTATTGCTGCCATAAAGATTAATGTATGGCGCAATATAAACAAACGGGAATGGAAGGTCCGAATACATACCATACATGTATCCAATGAAGTTTGCATTAACTTCAAAATTTCCGGTTGATGAATTGAAATCAATACTGCACTTCAAAACACTTAGGTCATATGTAACCTCTTTTCCATAAAAACCCTTAACGCTTAGTTTAAAAAGCGGGTACGGAAAACTGAAAAATGCCTTAAAGAAATCTGAATTTGACGTTGCCTGATTCTTACCGAGATTGGGGCCACCATTATTGTAATACTCATACTCAGCTGGCTGCATAAGTGATGCGCCTCGTACGTCAATAAACTTAATGGTTACGGTCGGGTAGTACCAGCTATCATATTTAATTGATATGGATTCGATTCCGAGACATTCTTTCGTGTTTGTCTCAGGGTTGTTCATGCTGATATCAGTAAAATTTGTTGTTAAATAACCCTGTTGTCCAGGCACAGTAGTACCATCCATAAAGGATATTGTACCTTTATCGGATGCAAATTCAAGAACATTCTTTGCGATATCCTCTCCTTCTCCGGTCATACCACAGTCAAACCTGTTTCCATTTATGACACGAAGATTCACAGAAAAGGAATAATCCTCATATGGCTGAGGAATCCCATTCTGTACCTTTTTACCCGGGCTGTCAACGAACAAGTTATTCGGTTCTATGTATTCAACCCTACCTAATTTTTTAACGTCATTTTCAGCTGGCATCTATATTACTTTTTGTAAAGCTTTTTATACTCTTCAATTGAGGCTCTGTAATCCTGTATTGACTGGCTAAGCGGATACGGTATTCTTAACTTCGCTTGGTCCGGTATTTCAAATTCAATGGAGCCATACTGCGGATTGGCCTGCATAATGAGCCAACCGTAGTTACTATCATTATAATATTGATATGAAAGAATATCAAGCCTTGTGCGGCCCTTATAGTAGACCTCGTAATAGTCTGTATCCTTTGCTGGTATTGCACCAAACGGGACGATTGAAATTGAACCGTCCTGCCTGAATTGTGAATATCTATCGTATGAAGCCATAAAATTAAAGTTTATTTTTTATCCGAACCCTCTGGTGGTTGTGGTACCCTTGTCCAGAACGGTAAGTGTGTTATAACGTTCGCGTCCTCATTCTTGTTCAGTATAACAGGAGACCACGTCATTGAAGTGTCATTTTCCTTGGTTATGTACGCTTCTCTGTAATCAGACCTTCTGTCATAAACAGATGTATTGGCATAATAGTTGAATGATGCGGCATTCTGAAGTCGTGCAATAGGGCCAGAGATATCGCTACCACCAAGGAATGTAAATGTAATATTAACATTTGCAAACATCGGCTGCAGCCCTACGCCTTCCGGATTGAGGTCCCACTGTACACCACCACCATTATCATATTCAATGTTTATACTCTGGATGCATATCTTCGTATTAAAGAAGTCACCTATGCGAAGCACGCAGAATGGAGCACGACCGAATGAAAGGTTACCAGCACCATAAGCACTACCCATTCCGAGGTCTGACGCTGAAATGGTCGGTCCCTGTCTTACACATTGTTGCAAGAATGTTAAACGAGCATTGAAACCTTCCGGCGTAATTGAGTGGAAAGCTGGGTCAAAATAATCAACCTTATCGGAAATATACCTCTTGACCATATCATCGTTCTCGTTTATCTGCTTGAAATATGTGTACTCATTGTCGTAAGTATCATTCACATAATCGTCAGACTTACTTGTATCGTAATACTCTTTATATGAATGCTCCTCTGTCGTTGACGAGATTGTTTTTTTCTCCATGTGCGGTATCAATTCATCTTCTTGTACGTCTTCAATCTTCGTCTTCGCTGGTATAATTTTAAGAGTTACTATGGCAGCTCTTGCAGCTTTCGGCGGAAGGTCGGATTCTGTCTTGTCATTTGATTTATCAATCTGGCCAGTACCTGAGTGGCTTATTTTGTCCCTTGAGTCAAAATTAAAAACGCCAAGATTTCTCATCCAGCCCTCAATTACTGCAGCTCGATTTTCAGCGAGTATTTCATTTGACTTGACGCCTTCGTCCTTTTCCAATATCTTCTGTTCTTCGCCAGTAATATCAGTTACATAACCCGGCTTTATTTGCCCCTTAGTTCCGTATCCATGAACTGATGCCGAGCCTTTAATGCTTATTTCATAACTATATCCGCTGTCAGACGCATCATTTAGTTTCCTAATAACAGTCGCTAAATTCTTATAGAAGTTATATGCCGGAACAAAGTACTTGTTTTCATAACCATTAATCATCAATATTGTCTTTACGGCGGAAAGCTCAGGTGAATCTTGTATCGTTTGGTTTCCTTCGTTAAGATATTGCCTAATTGCGCTCATTCCAGTATCCCCGGTATCGCCTCCCGTTTCTTTACTTTCTTTGACATTTTCAAGTTCAGAACTGCTCCAGAAATCACCAAAAAGCGAAGTATTCATACCGAAATCATGTGTATCCATATAACGGTCCGGATTTGTTAACTCCTCATTATAGACTCTTTTATCAACAGGATAATACCATTCTCTTGGAACCCCTGCTTTATTTTTGGGACACCTGTCATAATATGTTCCGCCATATTTCATGCCACTCGTACCTTTATTACCTCTCTCATAACCAGATC